CACTAAATGTAATAATGTCTCCTGCTACAAACGTATGTGTTCCTGGAAAAGTAATAGTAACTGTTGGAGATCCATTGGTAGTTGTAAAACAATTAGATAAAGTTGTACCTGACGGATTAACTAATGGGTGTATATCATAATATACTCCACCAGAATATACATATAAAATCCTGTTTGTGCCTATTGCTGCAAATTTAGTAGATGCTTTATTTACAAAATGATGTAATCCTCTTGCAACCCCTGTAAGTTTTGATTCACCTAGTTGTTGCCAACCACCTATTTTTTCAGGTGTACCATATCTAAAACGTACATTTTCTCCATCTATCCATTGAGACTCTGCACCTGTTGATGTGACTTGTTTATTGAACCCTGGTAAAAAACCTAATTTTTGTAGCATATAACCTCATAATAATTAAAAGGCCCAGCTTACAAAAGAATAACGGGTGCCTTTAGTTGCTTCTTTCACCTCATGTGGATACATGAAATTAGATGGAAACAATAGTATATCACCTGTTTTTAACTCAATTTTCTCTCCTCTGCAATAGAATTCACACCCCTCGTAGTCTTCATTTAGGTTAGCTACAATAGAAACTAAAGGTACTCCCTTCATTTCACCATCAAATATACTATGTATATGATCATAGTGTTCTCTCATCATAGTGCCAACTTGATACCTATTAAATCTTATTGGACTAAACTTACTCAGCCATGGTCCTTGAGTCTTTTGCCCTGGTACGCTATGTTTTTCTTGATACTCACCTAATGCTTTAACTAAGTATGGTGTTATCTTTGCTTGTTGTTCTTTAGTACAATTCATGACATCTAATTCTTTTGTAGGCTCAGATTCAAATGTGCCTGATGCATAATTATTCCAAGTATGTTTTTTCCATATACCTTTGTTACACTGATCTATTAGTTCTTCACACAGTTCTGTTGGTATGTGATTCTTTACGTATATATAACTTTTAATTGTGCTCATTCATTAACCTCCTAATATCTAAATGAGTTAGTGATTGTTCTGATCCAATAGCGTCAATACTAAAAGTATTAAAGGATACACTTATTCTATCTTCGTCACCTTGATTAATTGGTACGCTATGTTTTAGTGAAGATGGAAATAATATTAATTCACCTGGTTTACAAGGCAACATAAAAGATTCTGAATTTACATGATTGTATTTTATAGGGTCTAGTTTCATACCATCTTGGTTTGTTTTTGCAAATTGTATTGGTGGTAGCTTTTCGTTTATTTGAAAATACATTACACCAGATATAATACTGTTTGGATGCACATGTTCATGATGCTTAGAACCTTTTGGATTTCTATTAGCCCAACACTGAGTAATTACTAATCTTTGTTTTGAGTTTAAAACATTTTTGGTAAACTTATCAACGGACTCACCTAAAAAGTTTTTTATGTTTTTTAATTCTTCTTTACGTAACAAGTACGAATCATCTGATCTATAATTACCATTTTCTTGTTGTTCACGATAACTAATAGTTTTTAAATATGCTAATTCTTTATCAATAGACTCTTCGTAAGGTACAATTAATAAAGGTGTAGGAAACAGCTGTAATAGTTCTTCTTTCATTAATATCTTTTTATTCTATAAATAAATAGAAGTCAATTGATTTAGATCAATTATGATTGTAAACCACTGTTAGCATCACAAGTTCCTGATAAATATTGACAAGCTTCAACCAAGTCTCCAAAATCAGATGAATTACCTGTATTAGCAATTGTTATAAATTCAATTTGTGCAGTGTCTCCACCTGGAACTTCACCACCTGCGTATACACCTCTTATATTATTTGAGATACCTGCACCTGCTGCCCTTGCTTGCGCTAGATCACCAAAATCTGTAGCGTTCCCTGTTGATGCAATAGTTACATAGTCCATAACATCTGTTCTTGTTGATCCAACTCCTGGTGCATATCCAGCTATCCAAACACCTCTAGTTGTAGATGACACAGGGGCTGGTTGATATCTAGCAACAGTTAGATCGCCAAAATCTGTTGCGTTTCCTGTTGAAGCTGTTGTTATATAATCTATTACATTTGAATCACCACCAGCATATCCTCCTCCTGAAACAGTTCTTGTTGGACTTGAAAAAGTTCCAGAGGCCTCTCTTGCTACTGTTAAATTACCAAAGTCTGTAGCATTACCAGCTGTTGCTATAGTTATATAATCTATTACATCAGTAACAGAAGGTGTATTACCGCCATGAAAAGTTCCCCTAGATCCATTAGTTCCACCGTTAAGAAAAGATCTTCTTGCAACTGTTAAATCTCCAAAATCTGCTGCATTACCAAGAGACTGCATTTCATAACAATCAATTGTATTTACAATAGTGCTTGGACTTTCTCCACCTGCAACACATGATCTAGTTAAACTATTTGTTGCAGCCACTAATTGCCTTGCAACACTTAAATCTCCAAAGTCTAAAGCATTACCTAATGTTGGAACAAAAATCATTTGTATTCTATCAATAGAACCACCCGAACCTCCAGAGTTTGATCCTGGATTTATAAACCCTCTCCCTGATCCAGGCATATAGGTTACTGATTGTCTTTGTACTCCTGCAAGTAACCCACCGTGTCCATTTCCTGATCCACCGTTTTGTTGTGTTGCTGTAGACAGGTCTCCAAAATCTGTAGTGTTTCCAGTTGTATTAAAATCAACAGTTTGTATGCTAGTATAGTAAGTGCTTGCATCTGGATAGCTTCCTCCTCCAGCAAATAAAGCTCTTGTGCCGTTTGTAACACCTCCTTGTCCAAAGGCTCCTGGATTTAAATCACCAAAATCTGTAGCGTTACCTGTAGAAGCTATTGTAAAAAAATCTATGTTATTAAAATCACCATTATTAGGATTTCCTCCTCCAAAAAATTCAAGTCCTCCAGACATTAAACCTCTTACGCCATTTGAATTAGCACAACCATTTCTAGATGCAAAATTTAAATCTCCAAAATCTATAGCATTCCCTATAGACTGTATTGTAAGATATTGCATTGTAACAGTTTGAGCGGTAGGTGAAGTAGTTCCACCAGCACAAACAAGTCTAGTTGGACTACTTAAAGTTTGTTTTGCAATAGTGCTGTCAGTCAAGGTTGCAAAACTAGCAGAATTTCCTTGTGTAGCTATAGTTAAATAGTATGAAGCATCTGATCTTCCATCTCCTTGTGGAATAACTAATCGTGTATTATCTGAAGCACTTACTAGGTTATAACCTGAAAAAGACATATCTCCAAAATCAACAGCATTACCTGTAGTAGTATATGTTATATAATCTATTACATTAGAATTACTTGGAGTAGTTCCTCCACAATAAATACCTCTTGTAAAACTACCTCCTGCATTTCCTCCAATATTTCCTCTAGCAACAGTTAAATCTCCGTAGTCTACAGCATTACCATTAGTTGATACTTGAACTTTATTAATTACATTTGTTTGACCAGAAGGTGTATCTCCTCCAGCAAGAAAACCAAGGTCTCCTTTTTGCTCCCAAGTATTATTTCTAATCTGTTTATAAGCTTCTCGTGTATCCCAAATTTTTCCTGAATTAGACATTATTGTAAACCTCCGTGATTAGGTGAAACTGCTCCTGGATTATCTGCTTTTGTTTGTGTTAAATCACCAAAGTCTGAGGCATTACCAGTTGTAGCTATTGTAACTTCTTGAATAAAATTTGATAGAGCAGGACCTGCATATCCACCCATTGTAATACCTGAAATACTATTAGAACCTGGTCCCCCTGATCTTACTGCTGTAGCTAAATCGCCAAAATCTTGAGCATTACCAGTTGATGCAATTGTTATATATTGAATTACGTTTTGTACAGCAGGTGCACCTGATGAAGCAATTCCTCCTAAATATAATCCTCTTGTAGCAGAAGATGCTGAAAACATATTATCTGCAGCATCTAATAAATTTCCAAAATCTGTAACATTTCCTGTTGATGCAATAGTTATATACTCCATTATATTTGTATGAACAGTTGAACCTGTATAAACAGCTCCTCCACCAAACACACCTCTTGTTGGAGAAGATAATCCACTTACACTATATCTTACAGAACTTAAATCTCCAAAATCTGATGCGTTACCTGTACTCGCTATTGTAACATAATCTATAATATTAGAACCAAATGGATTACCAGTACCAGTAAAACCACCTCCTCGTCCGCCACGAGTTGCATTAGAAAAACCTCCCCCACCTGAATCATCTGCAGTTGCATTACCAAAATCTGTAGCATTACCTGTTGTTGCCATCGTTATAAAATCTATAGTATCTACGTAAACTGCTGGTCCTGAATCATCTCCAGCATAAAATAAACCTCTTGTAGTAGAACTAATACAACCATTAGCTAATCCTTGTCTTCCAAGTGATAAATCTCCATAATCAGAAGCATTACCTTTTGATCTTACCTGTACTATATCAATAGTATTACTAAAACTACCTCCTGCTGTATCTCCACCTCCAGCTATAATTCTATCATTTGTAATTGATAAAGAAAAATTTGGAGGTATATTTATCTCACCACCCATACCTGAATGGTTTGTACAATAAAAATATAATAGATAAGCAGTATCACTTGTTACTTCTATTTTTGTAAATGCTGTAGCTGAACCTGGTGTACCAGATGTTGTAACTCCTGTTGTGTATTCTGATCCAGAGTTGTGTGTACCATCAGATGTTTCTGAAAATCTTAATGGGTGTCCACCATTAGAACTATCGTCTTGATTAAATTCGTATGTGCATCCTGGAAATAAAGTTATGTAGGATTGAAGTATACCATTCATATAGTACTTGTTTCCTGAACCAGGGTTCACGACTGTTACATTATATGTAAATGTTGTTGATCTAGCCACCGACTAACCCTCCTTGACCGTTTCCTACAGTTGCAGATCCTGCTTCTGCTGTTATCATGTCTCCAAAATCTGTTGCATTACCTGTTGAGGCAATTGTAATATATTGCATTACATTAGTAAAACCTGGAGTATAGCCACCTGCAAAAACACCTCTTGTTGTATTAGACATGTTACCCCTACCTTGTGATGAATTTGCTGCAAGTAAATCTCCAAAATCTGTTGCATTACCTGTTGAGGCAATTGTAATATATTGCATTACATTAATATAAGCAGGAGAGGTATCTTCACCACCAGCCCATACTCCTCTAGTATCAGAACCAACCGCAGCAACTTCATTTATAGCTGACAATAAATTACCAAAATCTGTTGCATTACCTGTTGTTGAAATTGTAACATAATCTAAAACATCTGTATAAGATGGAGTAGATCCCGCACCTCTTACCGCTCTTGTATTAGATGCTGTTGCAGCACCTTGTGAAACTGAAATAGTTGTGTCACCAAAATCTGCTGCATTTCCTAAAGTTGCAATTGTAATGTAATCTATAATATTTCCTCTGGTTGGTGTTGCACCTGCCATAAACACACCTCTAGTATTATTGTTAGCACCTGAAGTAAATCTACCAGACGTTAGATCACCAAAATTTGCAGCATTACCTTTAGTAGAAAACTCTACATAATCAATTACAGCTGAAGCTGTAACTACTGGTGATGCGTTACCACCACCAAATATTGCTCTAGTTTTACCACCTATACCACCTGAACCTGCTCTTGCTTGTGTTAAATCTCCAAATTCATTTTCATTACCTGTAGAAGATATTGTAATAAAACCTATTTCATTTTGTTTTCCAGGAGCTTGACCCCCTGCTATAATACCTCTATCCCCACCATTTTCTTGAAAAGGTATTGGTCTTGTTCCTTGATACCCGTCGTTTAGTCCGCCGTGCGCGTTTGAATTACCAGAAGATGCTTCACCAGCCTCTGATGTCGTATCACCAAAGTCTGTAGCAGTTCCTCCTGTTGATATTATAAAGGTATCAATTGTATTTAAATTTGCTGGACCTCCTTGACCTCCTGCAATTAGTGCTTTTACACTATTATTCATCCCACCAGAATTTTGTTTAGCAATCGTTAAATTGCCATAGTCAATAGAATTTCCTTGAGAGGCTATTGTTATAAATTGTAATTCTGATGTTTCTGCTGGATTCACTCCACCACAACTGACACCTCTTGTAGAAGAAGAAACACCTGTTGCATCTCTTATACCTGCGGTTAAATCTCCAAAGTCTGTAGCGTTTCCAGTTTTAGCAATTTCTACAAAATCAATTGTATTAGATAAACTTGGTGTTGGGCCACCCATAAATGCTGCTCTTGTTGGTGAACAAACACTTGCAGATACTCTTCTTGCAGAAGTTAAATCACCAAAGTCAGATGCGTTCCCTGTAGATGCCATAGTGATATAGTCAATAACATTTGAAACACTTGGACCAGGATCACCTCCACCAGCCATACCTCTTACAGAGTTAGATGCTAATCCACCAGAATTTGATCTTGCAACAGTTAAATCTCCAAAATCAGCAGCATTACCTTCAGTAACAAAAGTAACATAATCAATAGTATTGGTTTCTGGACTTCTACCTCCTGCAAATATTCCTCTTGTAAAAGAGGACATACTAAACATTCCTTTATTTGCTCTTGTAAGATCACCAAATACTGTGTGATTACCACTATGAGTAATATTATATTTATCTATGATTGAAGTATCGTTTGGACCACCTAATAAACCTATAGCATTTGCATTTGGCCAATACCCACCCATAACCGCGTCATAGACTTCACGCAAGTTCCAAACTCCCGAAGAGTTATCGAGTTGAGGGTAGTTAGCCATTTAACTACCTAATCTATTTTCTTAGACCAAATATAACTAGCAGCTTGTGCTTGATCGAATGGTACAGTTGCATCTGGATCATTAGGATCATTTGCATCTTGAGTCCAAGTAGATGTGTACGTATCTAAATACGTCTCCACAGCAGACTGACTTACAAGTTCACCTTCTCCTGTTTCAGTTGAATTATCTACAGTTGCACCAATCATAACTTCAGTTGGATCTGGATAGTAACCACCGTCTGCAATCCAAGTTGGGATTGTACCGTTGTCTAGTTGATATTTAACAATTTTATTTGCCATTTGGTTTCTCCTTATTATCTAAAAGTTTAGTATTAAGCGACTCTTCATCGTACAGTTTAAATCCTCTTCGTTCAGCAAACTTTTCTGCTTCACCTGAAAATTTATCTGCGCATGCTTCTAACCATTGCATAGTCATTTCATGAGTAGGCGCTTTACCTTCCTTCATTAACTTATTTTCCATTTCCAAATAAGCATAAATTTCAGCTTGTGCCTGTGCACTGTTTATACCCATATCGAAGAGATAAATCAAGTTTCCTTCATCGATTACTCCACCTCGGGCACGTGCAGCGTTTAGAGCTTGTTTAAGACAAGTCATGACATGATATCTAGACTCTTCTTTTTCATACTCTTCCTCAGTGATATCATCTTTACCTAACTTCTTCAAGATACTCTTGTACTGATTAGTAAAAAAATTCATCTTTCTGATAGCGCCAGATACTGAATTTTGTATGTTATTCATGTTTACTTTAACCTCTAAAATCTCAGTCTCAAGTAATTCTCTTTCAAGGTCATCAGCATAATCTCCATCAGCCATCTTCTTTTCTTTTTGACGAAGCTCTATATCCTTCTTCATCATTTTAAGCTGTGCTTCTTCTAGAGCCATTCTAGTTTTATCTAGTTCAGCTAGTGTATGCTTGACTGATCTAATAGGTGTAATTGCTGTTACATCTAACATTACTCCCATAAACTGTGAGTGTGATTTATAAAAATTAGAACTTGATTGTTTGATCGCTGGTAGTGTTGTATTAATGTTGGTTAACATTTGTTTATACTCTTTTTTAACCAGTGGTGAGTTTGATAGTTTTTGTATAACTAGGTCTTTAGATGACATATTTTTCTCCTTTATATTGTTGCATGTATATGATCATGTTTGTAGGATTTATACTACAGAATCTTAGGAAAGTCCACCATGGCCGTTAGAACAACCATTAAAGTATTGTTGTGATTGTTGGAACAATTCACCAAAGCTTGCTGAGTTACCTGTTGAAGCAATTGTAATGTATTGTATAGTGTTTGTATTACCTGGTCCAAATTCACCTCCCATGTATAATCCTCTTGTTTGATTAGAAGCTTGACCTCCATATGCTCTACCTGCATCTAAATCACCAAAGTCAGTTGCATTACCAGTTGAGGCAATAGTTACATAATCCATAACATCTGTTCTAACAACAGGTGATGGTACATAACCACCCATAAATACACCCCTTGTTGGTGAACCTACACTTACAGTTGAATATCTAGCTAAAGTTAAATCTCCAAAATCTGTTGCATTACCTGTAGACGCTATTGTTACATATCCTATTGTATTAGAGTGTCCTCCATTAGATCCTCCTGCATTTAAACCTCTTGTATTAGAAGATACCGCGCCTGCTGAATTTTGATCTTCAACACAGTCTCCAAAATCAGTTGCATTACCAATTGTTGTAAAAGTAATATAATCTATTACATTAGAATTACTTGGAGTATTACCACCTTGAAATAAACCTCTTGTATCATTTCCTGCTAAACCAAGCATACTTCTTCTTGCAACAGTTAAATCTCCAAAATCAGCAGCGTTACCTTTTGAAGCCATTTCCCAATAATCTATGGTGTTTATAATAGTGCTTGGATTAGTTCCACCTGCTCTGATACCTCTAGTTGCACTAGAACCACCACCACATAGTTTAGCAACAGCAGTAAGATTACCAAAATCTTGTGTATTACCTAATGTTGATATTTGAACAAAACCAATTGTGTTAACATCAGAAGGACCTGAACCTCCATAATGAAAACCTAAATCTCCAACTCCACCGCCTCTCGGTACAACTGTACCTGTTGGTGAATAAAGTTGCGCGGCTCTTGGTTGGAATTCTTCTATACCTGAATTAGATTGACAAGATCCACAATCTCCATATCCACGAGCTGTAGTTAAATCTCCAAAGTCAATTGCATTTCCTCTTGTAGCAAGTGTTATATAATCAATTATATTTTGAGCAGCTGGTGAAATCCAACCTCCTGCAAACACTGCTCTAGTAATATTTCCAGTTCCATACAACGCTTCTCTAGCAACAGTTAGGTCTCCAAAATCTGTTGAGTCACCAAGAGAACCAATATTAACTTCATCAATTACATTAGTATAACCACTACCTCCAGCAAAAACAGCTTTTACATTTGAAGAACTTCCGCTAACATATTGTCTTGCAGAAGTTAAATCTCCAAAATTTACAGCATTACCTAATGTAGCTAACTCATAAAAACCTATTGTATTTGTATTTGATCCATCGTCACCACCACCATATAAAGCTCTAGTATGATTATTTCCTGATCCTGATCTTGAAGTAGCAGTAGTTAGGTCACCAAAGTCTGTACCATTACCTATAGATGCTGTTGTTATAAATTCTATAACATTTGAATTAGAAGGTGTTAGTCCTCCAGCACTAAAACCTTTAGTTTTTGTGCTAGCCCCACAAGAATATTGTCTGGCAGTTGTAGCGTCTCCAAAATCAGAACCATTACCTGTTGTAGAAATAAAAACACATTCTATTGTATTGGCTAAAGGACTTCCATGTCCATATACTCCTGCCCTTACACCATCAGAAAAACCACTTCCTCCATACGCTGCTGATGTCATATCTCCGAAATCAGTTGCATTACCTGTGCTAGTAACTTCAATAAAATCTATTGTATTGTAAGTTTGTGTTGGACTCCAACCACCAAAAAAAACTGCTCTGTCTCCGCCAATAGAACCTGGATAAGTTCCATCATCTTTTATATTTTTTGTTATTTGATTAATCTTCCAGATCCCGCTGGCCTGGTTTCGTCTAGGATAACTATTAGCCATAGTTTATCCTCCTACGCGTCGTCGATTAATTCGTAAGAAATAGTTACTTCTAATGTT